GTTCGTATAGAAAATCCATTAGAAAAGATTGAAAAAATAGGTGGTTATACATTTGATTGGAACGACAAACAAGAAACTTATATAGGAAAAGATGTTGGAGTTATCGCACAAGAAATCCAAGAAGTTCTACCAGAACTCGTAACCGAAAGAGATAATGGATACTTAGCAGTCAAGTATGAAAAAATCGTTCCATTATTGATTGAATCTATCAAAGAATTAAAACAAGAAGTTGATGAAATCAAACAAAAATGTGATTGTTTGAACAATTAACTTTATATTTATTATTAAACCAAAACAGGAGTTATAATGGCTAAAAAATCAAAAGAAATGAAATTCACTCAAGAAGAATTAACATCATTACAAGAATTACAACAAGGTTATGATAATATTCGTAATTCTATGGGTGCGTTAGAAATTTCAAGAATTCAATTGGAACAAAGATTAGATAATCTATCAGACGAAAAACTTCGTTTAGAAACAGAATATTCTAATTTAGTTTCAACAGAACAAACATTAGTCGGTGAATTAAACGAAAAGTATGGTCCAGGAAACCTTGACCCAACTACTGGCGTTTTCACACCAACTAAATAAAAAAATTGGTTTCCTAAGTATATTTTGACTTTTTAAAATGATATTTATACTTACGATATAACCTAATTAGGAGAAAAATAATGGCAGAAAGAATCGTAAGTCCTGGAGTATTTACCAGAGAAAAAGATTTAACTTTCTTACCACAAGGAATAGGCGAAATCGGAGCAGCATTAATCGGACCAACAGAATCAGGTCCTGCATTTGTTCCGACATTAGTTAGTTCTTTTGGTGAGTTCGAACAAATCTTTGGTAAAGAAAGCCAGAACTTTTATGTTCCGTTTACAGCGAAGCAATACCTTCGCAATTCAGGAGCAGTAACAATCGTTCGTGTTTTAGGATTAGGTGGATACGCAAATGACACAATTTCTTTAGGTATTAGTGGTTCAAACGGACACTTTGTAGCAGCTACACTAAAACCTTCAAGAGGTGCAGCAAACCCAGATACATTAGACTTAACAACATCTGGTTCTATCTTGTTGACAAACGGAGCAACTAAAAACTCATTTACATTAGCAATTAACGGAACTTCATACGCATTATCATTTAATTCAAGTTCCGCAAATTACATTGGTAAAGTATTTAGTGAAGATGCTCAAGATGCAAACAATGATGTTTATGTGTATTCAAACTTCTTAAAAACACAAAATTTAATGAATGCAACCGCTAGTATTACTGTAGCTACTGGTTCAGATGAAAACTTTTCATTCAACTATAAAGTTGCAACAACACCTTCCATTACATCACAATTAGTAAACTCAACCAGAACTTCGTTGTTCAAAGTCAATACATTGGCACACGGAACAACAGAAAGTTCAAAATACAGAATCGGTATCACTGATGTTAAAAGACCAGCAGATGTTCCAGGTTCTGATTATGGTTCATTTAGTTTACAAGTGATTGTTAATAACCCAGGTCAAAATGATGATGGAACAATTTTAGAAAACTTCCAAAATCTAAATTTTGACGAAGACTCAACAAATTACCTACCAAGAGTAATCGGTGATAGATATGTAACAATAGATTCAAATGGTAAACTTACCTACAATGGTGATTATCCAAATCAATCTAAATACATTTATATTTCAGATTATTCAGCATTGACAGGTATTTCAAAAGACTTAGTTCCTATGGGATTTGCAGCAGTATTGAAACCACACGTAGCGAGTGTAGCATCACTTGCAGGTAGTGGTTCAATGACATTCCCAACAGCTTCATTCAAAGGAATTACAAGTAATGGTGGTCAATTAAACTCAAGAGGTACATTTGACAGAAATGCATATTATGGATTTGACTTCGGTAATTCAGACAACACTGAATACTTAGGACCAACACCAACAGGTGCACAATCTGGAAACAATGTAACTATGAGTTTGGAAAACGCATTCGGTAACGACGATGCATCAGTGTTTGGAACAACACACGCATCAGGAAGTCAAAAGATAACATTAGATGTATCAGCTTTCCAACAAAGAAAGTTCTTAGTTCCTTTCCAAGGTGGTTTTGACGGAGACAATCCAGCAAGAACATTCTCAACAGGAACAAACATCAGTGCTACAAATTCACAAGGATTTGATTTGAACGACGCTAACGCAAGTGGTTCAGTAGCTTACAGAAGAGCAATCAATGCTATTTCAAATCCAGATGAGTTTGATATTAATCTATTGGCATTACCAGGTGTTATTCATTCATTACACCCAAGTGTAACAAATCACGCAATAGACAAAATTGAAGATAGAGCAGATGCATTCTTCATTATGGATGGTTCACCATATGGTGCTTCAATTCAAAATGCAATCAATAATGTAACTGCAGTGGACTCAAATTATGTTGGAACCTATTATCCTTGGGTTAAAATCTTGGATAGTGTTAAAGGTAGACCAACTTGGGTACCACCTTCAGTTGTGATGCCAGGTGTTTACGCAAACAATGACGCAATAGGTCAAGAGTGGTTTGCACCAGCAGGTCTAAATCGTGGTGGTTTAACAGAAGTATTAGAAGCCGAAACAAGACTAACCAACGCAGAAAGAGATGATTTATATGAAAATCGTGTAAATCCAATCGCATCTTTCCCAGGTCAAGGTGTAGTAGTGTTTGGACAGAAAACACTTCAAGGTAAACCAAGTGCATTAGATAGAATCAATGTAAGAAGATTGTTGATTAACTTAAGAAAGTTCATCGCTTCTACATCAAGATTCTTGGTATTTGAACAAAACACAGCAGCTCTAAGAAACAGATTCCTAAATATTGTGAATCCTTACTTAGATACGGTTCAAGCAAATAGTGGATTAACAGCATTCAGAGTAGTAATGGATGATTCAAACAACACACCAGATGTTGTAGATAGAAACCAATTAGTTGGTCAAATCTTCATTCAACCTACAAGAACAGCTGAGTTCATCGTATTGGACTTTGTGGTTCAACCAACAGGAGCAGCATTCCCTGAATAATAGGAACACAACCTATAAGAAAAACCCCCGATACTCTCGGGGGTTTTTTGTTATGATAATCAGGAAGAAAAATTTTGAGAGTTTAACCACCTAACTCACAAGGGTTGTTTCTAATTTCGTGAAACCCTACATAACCCTTCGGTTCCAAATAAGTAGTCACCGAAAACCCACAACTCAATAGGTTCTTACGATTACGATATTAACACCTATTTAGGATAAATAGCAAATGTATCAGCATATTCTGCTATCGTATTGTATTGACTTCTACGATAACCATATTGTGGTTTGCTACCACCACGATATCTAATTCTATAATTACCAGTCATCATCATTTCTCTAATAACCGGATTCCACCTAAATTCCATAGGAATACCTTTGTAATGAGCTACTTCATTATAATCATCATTATTATAATCTTCAAGATTTAATCTTGGTTGATTTTGATTAGCTTCATACAATTCCATAGGATTGTGGTTATATTGATAGACATTCATAGTAAATGTCCTATTGTCAAAACCAAAACATCTTTCTACAAAAGTATCTTGGTAATTTCTCGGCATAATACCTAACACGGCATCAGTTGTAAATTCATTTTCCATTTCATTTCCTTTTATATTGTTATCAATCATACTATAATATACTAATTCTTTTTGTAAAAGTCAAGCTTTTTTTTAAATTATTCTTCGTCTTCTTCGTGGTTATCTCTTTCGTAAACTTCTTCTTCACAATCATCACAAAGGAAAAAGCCGTCTATTTCAACACCACATTCTTCACATATTATTTCATCAATCATACTATAATATAAAAACAAAAAATGACAAAGTCAAGTAAAAACTTCAAAAAAACTTCTAAAACTATATCATATTTACCATACACTTTTTTTGATTTTGTTATATTTATTACTGAGTTAAATTATAGGAGAAATAAAGTGGCATTTTTAGACCCAAACGAAATATTTTTTACACCATTTGAACCTAAAATGAAGAATAGGTTTGTGATGGAAATAGATGGTATTCCATCTTATCTTATCAAAACGATGGCAAGACCACAGGTAACATTCGAATCAGTTACTCTTGACCACATTAATGTTAAACGATATGTCAAAGGTAAAGCAACTTGGGCACCAATCAACATCACACTATATGACCCAATTGTTCCATCAGGAGCACAATCAGTTAATGAGTGGATTAGATTACACCACGAATCGGTAACGGGTGTTGACGGATACGCTTCCGAATATAAAAAAGATATCACTTTTAAACTTCTATCACCAAATGGTGAAATCGTTGAACAATGGATTCTAAAAGGAGCATTCATCACAGATGCAAACTTTAATGAATTATCTTGGGAAACAGCAACAGAAGTTGATATTGCATTAACACTTCAATATGATTACGCAATATTAGAGTTTTAGGAGAAAAATTATGTGGGCAATTTTTAAAGACGACAACGACTATAATGAAAAATCAATAATTGGATTTGCGGCATTTGCAGTAATGACAATATTCGCAATCGTTGATTTAGCAACAGGAATAGTCGGAAAAGATTTAGTTATAAATGATATGGTATACAATTCATTTGTATTCATAACCCTTGGTTCTTTTGGTATCGCAGGTGCTGAAAAAATTATGGGTAAAAAATAATAGTTATTAATTCATATTAATCAAGGAGTAAAACAAAATGGCTGAAAATCAGTATGGGTTTCCTACTGAGGTTCTATCTTTACCATCAGAGGGATTATTATATCCTGAAGATAGTCCTATGCGTAGCGGAACAATCGATGTCAAATATATGACAGCAAAAGAGGAAGATATCTTAACTTCCACAAATCTAATAGAACAAGGAGTAGTTA